CCGGAGAGGCTGGCCTTCAGCGGCTTACCGCTCCAGCACACGCCGAGCGCAGCGCCGAGCCCGCGGAGGGCCGAGGTCCCCACGGCGATCGTGACCTCGCGCGCCGACATGAACGACGTGGGCTTCTGAAGCTTGACCACGAACTTCCCGAGCTCGACTTCCATCCTTCCTCCTTCGACGTGAAACGCCCCCCGCACCATGTAGCACGGGGGGCGCGTCAACCTGTAAGCGATGCTTACACGTTCGGTCAGGTCGCGGTGATCGCGCCGTAGACCGTGCCGTTGAGCGTGAAGCTGTTGGGGTCACCCTCAGCGAAGTCAACGGAGAGATGGGAGTTGTTGAGGATCAGAACGTGATCCGCACTGTCGCCGAAGTTCGTTCCCTCGACGGTGAGCGTGACCTTGAGCATGTAGACGTCGGAGGCCGTTCCACCAGTGGACACCGCAGACGCGAACGCGCCGGTCTTGTTCACGGCGTCCCACAGCGTCTTGTTCGTCGCGTCGGAGAGGTCCGTCATATGCGCCGAAAAGGAGAACGTCGGGAACGTGCGCGACGTCTTGCGGACGCTGCCGAGGTCGCCACGGTCCAGGTACGTCGTGACGTCGGTGTTGCTCTCGCTGAGCCCGGAGATGGAGAAGTCGCCGGCCTCGTACTGGACGGTGACGCTGATCGGCGTTCCGGTCCCGTCCTCGATGAGGATGGTACCGTCGCGGAAGTTCTTGACGACAGACGAGATGGCCATGGTGTCCCCCTTACTGCAGCGGAAGCGTGTGAACGATGCGGAACGTTACCACACCGACGACCCACTCGCCGATGTTCGACGACTCACGAGTCGCGCTTAGGACCTGCACCTTATAGGATGAGGGCCACGTCGCGTCGTAGACCATGAGCTTGTTGATGATCGCCTGCTCTCCGTCGAGGGCGTCGTCGTAACTGTCGCTCATAGCGCGCGGCTTGAGCTGCCACGAGTACCGCACCTCCACCGTCGTCTCGACGAGGAGCCCCTCAGCAGGTCGTCCACGGTAGGCGCGCAGGTCGTCGGTGGAGGTAGGGTGTACCGTAAACGCCTTGTGCGCGATGCTGTCCGAGTCACGCCCGAACGCATCCGGCGCGACGAGGCTCTCGCGCCAGCCTGTGAGCGTGAGGATGCGAGCGGTCACGTCCTCGCGCAACTGCCGTACGGTCTTGCTCGCCATTACCACCACCGCCGGGAGTAGTAGGCAGGACTCGAACCGTTACGCCCGTTCGTCCAGATCTGCGACGTCGCGCTCTTCTTAGATGCAGGGTCCACCTTGTTCTCGTCGGCCTCGTCGTACGTGAAACGGAGCTGGCTCCATGCCTCAGTGTACGCGCGCCCGTAGTGCTCAGCGAGGGCCTGCCAGCGGCCACCCTCTCCGGCGCTCGTCTGGAAGTCTAGGAAGATGAGCTGCAGCGTAAGCGCGAGGTGGACATCGCGGAGCGCGCTCGGCTGAATGATCAGGTAAGGCCTGCGACCCTGTGCCGTGATGCGGTTCACGAGCGTCGCATAGGCCTCGTCGATGTAGTCCTGGTAGCTCGTCGTTCCGGTGGCGAGCAGCGCCGGAAGGTCGCTGTGACGACGGAACAAATCGGAGTCCGTGATCACCGGGTAGAGCGACCTGCGCACGAGTGCGGCGTCGTTGCGGAAAGTGTTCTGCACCGTCGCGCTCATCTGGAGCGTCCACTCGATGAGCCACCCTTCCTCGAGCGAGAGCGCCGAGGTAGCCGCGCCGCTCAATACGTACGTCGCCACGCTGCCAACGATGGACACTGAGGCGGCGTTCACAAGTGCCGTCTGGTCGGCCTTGTAGATCGAGATGGTGCCAGACAGCGGAGCGACGAGCGCACCAGCTCGGTAGATGGGGCACGTGAGGTCCTGGTTGCGCCCACGTTCGATGGTATCGCCAGAGCGAAACCGCGCGGTGTAAAGCGTCTCGGAGATGCTCACGTGACCCCCCGTCCCATTCTACCGCTTATCGCGTTCGCGGCGGTCTGCTTTCTGTGCCTCTCGGCGCGCGATTTCCTGCGCCTTATTCGTAGACACGCCGCCTTCCGTCAGGCGCTTCACGAAGCCATCCATCGCCTCGCGGATCTTCGGCTTCTCTCCGTCGCTCACTTGCGGCCTCGCTTCGGCGCGGGCTCGCTCGCGTAGAGCTTCTCCTTAGCCGTGTTCATGGTGGCGAGCTTCGCCTCCTCGGAAGGAAGAACGAGGGCGCTATGCGGGTTCGTCGGAGCTGCTGCACGCAGCGTCTCGACATGCTGCACCTGGCGCTCGATGATCACGTCGATGAACTGCGGATCTGGGAGCGTGATGTGACCATCCGCGACGAGACGCCGGCAGAAGTCCCAATACCCGTCAACGTCCGACTTGAGGCGCACCTGGCCGGCGAGCATCTGCGGCGTCTCCCACTTCGAGAGGTGTACCTTACCACCGCGACCGTCCCACGCGATGCAATAGCCACCGGACTCGACCTCCCACGGAATGATTGTCCACCCCGTCTTGCGCTTGCCGATTTCGGCGAGGTCGGTGTTTCCGTCCTTATCCACGCGGTTGACGCCGGGGTCGCCCCACATCTGCCCGAGCTGCGGGAGCCACTCGTCACCCACGAGCATCCACCGCGACGGGTGATGCATGTACCACCACGGAGCGTTGGCGCTCATCGGTAGCAGGTCGCGCATTGCCGCCGGTCGCGCTGCCGGCGTCCCCTGAAAGTTGCCCGTTCCGGACGTTCCGAACGTTGCCGCCATCATTCCCTCCTGACGCACGAAGGCGCCGAGGTACCCGTAAGCACCTCGGCGCCCTGTGTCACCTCACGACTAGAAGTCGGAGATGATCTGCACCGCGCGCAGGTCCTCGATCTCGGCCACGCCCACGAAGTAGTTGCCGACGATCTTAGTGATCGCGGAAGCCGCGTCGCGCTCGAGCTCAACGACGAACGGGGTACCCGCCGGGAGGATGAGCCCGCCAGCGCCCTGGACCGGAGACGGCGTGCCGTCCGCGTAGCCGCAGAAGCCCTTGGAGAACATCATGCCGCCGTAGTCCGCGCCCGCATTCGCGGTCGGGATCTTGGTGCTCGAGAACAGGTCGACGCCAAAGAGGCTGCCACGGTAGCCGGGGCCCTTCGCCTGGACCTGATCCTGCGAAGCGGCGAGGTACTGGCCTGGACCCGCCTCGCTGCGCAGGCTGCTCATGAGGTCATTTACCTGCTGTGGGTGAAGGATCGCCATGAACGTCGGGTCATTCGCGGTCAGCTGCAGCCCGAAGATCGCGCTGTAGAACGTGGACACCGTGAGATCCGCACCGCTGGTACCAACCGTCGTGGACACGCCCGCGGAGAGCGCAGCGATCATCGCGGTAAAGCGCATCTCAGCGGCAACCACGAGGCTCTCGGCGAGGCCCTCGATACCAACGCCCATCCCGCCGGGGATGGGATTCGTGAGCTTCGCAAGATCAGTGAGGTCGTAGCGAAGAGCCTGACGCGCGATCGTGATGGTCGCAGCGCTCGTGGTAAGCGAGGTGTTCGAGACGGACGAACCATCCGACACCGCGGCCATAACGTCGGTGCCGGCGAGGCCCACGACGGGGACCTGCAGTGCGCTCGAGCCAGCGCCCGAGAGGTTGCCGAAGTAGTTGATAGCCGGGTGACGCCAGAGGCTAGCCTTGTCGGCGAGCTTCGCCTGAATCATCTGGTGAAGGACGGCAGAGACGCGGGCATTGCCGCTAAGGGCGGCGAAGTCGATGTTAGCCATAGTGGCCTCCTAGTAGGAGTCGAGGTTTGCCGCGCCTGTCGCTTTTTACGGGAGCTTGCCCCGAGCGCGTGGGGGAAGTCCCCCACGGCTAGGGTATGCCTACGCGTGACAGAATGTCAAGGCACTCCGAGGCTCGCGAAGATCGCCGCCTGATTCGCCTTGAACTCAGCGGGGCTGAGCTTCGCGATGGCTTCCGCGCTCCACGCGTTCGGCTGCGACGGAGGCGCCGTCACCGCGGTCGCGTTCGATCGTGGCATGGTCGCAGTTGTCGGAGTCGCAGACGATGCCGTCGACGTCGCAGTGGCCTCTCCGATATAGGCACGAACTGCTCGAGGGAGCGCATCCTTCGCGGCAAGCCACTCGCCAAGCGGCGGGCGTCCATCTGCGGGGAGCTTCCCATAGAACGTCTGCACCACGTCGATACCTTCGGCGTCGGTGATGCCCGCGGCGAGGATCTGCCGCTCAAGCGCTGCGACCTCACGCTCAACCTTGTGCGTAGCCTTGAGCTCATCGATCTGAGTGCGCCACTTGTCGGCGTTCGCTGCCGTCTCCTCGAGCGAAGCGACGCGCGCCTCGAGCGCCTTCTTGTCGTTGATGAGTTGGCGAATCCGAGCCTCGGCTCCGTTCGCGTCCACGTTCACACCTTCCTGCTCGCTCATCCTGCCTCCTTCGCGAGTGCTGCCTGCACCCGTTCGTATTGACGTGCGACCTTACGACTCCAGACCACGCCAGCGTCGCCACCCCATAGGAGCCACGCGATGTATCCGGCGCTCGGGTAGCCAGGCGCGCCACGCTTCGCCGCGGGTGCCTCGAGGTCGACAGCGTGCCGGGTGAAGTATGCGACCATGCGCTTGATCGTCTCGATACTCACGTCGCGACGATTCGCAAGGTCACGCGCGCGAGCGACGCCCACCGCGGTCCCACCTCGTCCGAACTCACGCCGGAGCGCTAGCCCACGTTCGGCCTCACGCGCCACCGATACGGGCGGCTTGAGGTCCAGTTCGCCGGCATCCTCAGCACGCTTGAACTCGCGGTAGACCGCTGGTTCATTCAGCATCAGATACCGTCGCTGCGCTTCCGAGACGAACGGCACTAGGCCACCGTGGTCGGCATCGTGAAGGACCTACCCACCTCGCCCATCATCTTCTCCGCTGCGTCCTCCGGCATGTTGAAGAACTGGACCAGCATAGCGACGCCGGTCGCGCGCGGGAGCTCACCCTTGGCGACGCTCGTGACGATGCCCTGCGCAGCCTGTACCTGCGCTCCGTTCATAGCGACCGCGGATGCTGGGACGCCTGCAGACGTTGCAGCTGCTGCCACGCTTTCCTCCGGGTCTGCGCCCTGCGTGGGCGTCGTCGTCGTTTCGGTCTTGACAGTCGCACCACCCGCGAGTCCCGCATCGGTGAGCGGTCCACCGACCACCCACGCGTCGCACGTGCGGCGAGCTGCACACTTGAAGTCGAACGCTTCGCAGAAGCCGAGCTGCCCGACCTGCTTGATCACGTCGCCCTCGGCGCCAATGCCCTGTTCGATGCAGGCCTGCATCTTCGTCGTGACGTTGAAGAAGGCGCAGTTACCGCAGGTCATTCCGATCACCTCGTCGACCGTCGCACGCATGCGGGTCGCCTTGCCCTGCCAGTAATCGCCAGGAGCGTCAGGGTTCGGAGGTCCGTAGTTTGCAACATCGAGAGCGCGCTGCCGGTTCTTGAGATTCGCCGCGATGTCCTGCGTCTCGATGGGGCAGGACTCTCCATCCGTCGCGTCTTCGGATGCCGTGACGGGGGAGCCAGCTACGTAAGACTTGACCTCTCGCAGACTGTCGAGAACAGCAGCGATAACGTCCGCAGTGTCAGCGCCTGCCGTAGAGGCGATGCCCTCGAGGAGACGCGTCGCGGCGTCGATCTCCTCGTTCACATCATCAATGCCTCCTGAGGTGGATACATCGGCGGCGGGTGCCGGCGCCGAGGCTTCCATCCCTCCTTCCTGTTCACTCGGCGTCGGCGCCTTCCCAGCGTCGATCGCCTGCAGCTTCGCCACAGCGTCGGCCTCCGAGATGAAGCCGAACAGGCGCAGCGCCTCGACGCGATCCATGAGGCCGGCCTGCATCATCTCGAGGGCGTGGGTGCGACGCGCCTGCAGCTCCTCGGGCGAGAGCGGGATCTCGCGGTAGATGATGCTGTACCCACCTTCCGGGAAGTCGGTGCCCACCGCGCGGTTGTACAGGATCGCCGACTTCGCGAGGAGCTCCTCGTCGCCGCGCCGGAACTGCTGGATGTACTTTCGCTGAGCGACGCGCTTACCCTCGTTGTTGAGGCTGATCGCATACCCGCTCTGCGCGCTACCGCTCGTGCGCTGCAACTCAGTTGGCGAGAGGCCGGCGTCGGTCGCGAGGCGGTGCGCGATCGCTGCGATCGTGGCCTCAAGCGTCCGGACGTCTGCGCCCGCGTTGAACTGCCCGACCTGTGGCTGCTGCTCCATCGCAGCGTCGAGCATCAGGATCGTCGTTGGGTCCGTCACCACCTCGACGCGGCTAGCGCGGTTCGTCGCGTCGGTGACGTCGGCACCCGCCACACGCACGCCGATCGCCCAGCGCTGGGGGTAGCTCGCGTCACGCAGGCAGTGCGCCAGGTACGTGTAGTATAGCGCGAGGTTCAGCGAGCCCTCGTACGTCTCGATTCCGAAGTATGGATCGAACAGACGATCACCGTAGAGGCTCGCGTGGTAGAGCACCACCGGAAGGATAGGCGTGCCGTCCTTTCGACGGTACGGGTAGGCCGCTCCCGAGAAGTTGCCTCCGAGCACCTCGAGCGTGACGTCCTCTCCGAACTTCCCACCGTCGCCGGAGATGCGGACCTCGCATCGCGGGTTCTCCGGGTCGCGAATGTCGAACACGTCCCAGCACCAGATGTATTCCCCGCGCAGGTGGCGAAGCCTCACCTCGGCGTACGCCTTCGGGTATGTCGGACGGCTAGGGTCAGACTCCGCGATCGTGCGATTCGGAGGCACAGGTCGGTACGTGATGCGTCCGTCCTCGACGTCAATGCGCATCCACATCTCACGCAGGCCGATCGTGAGCGCCTGGAAGCGACCCATCTGCGCCCACAGACCAGATCGCGCGACGAGGCCATCCGGACCGAGCAGCACGGGGACGTCGCCTGCAGTGTGGTGCTTCGGGTCAGGCTCGGCATCGTAGAGCGTCGCAAGCTCCGTCCAGATCACCTTCGCGCTGTTGGTGCTCATGTCCGGCAGGCCCATCGCCATCCGGCGCGTGCTGCCAAGCTGAGCCTCCATGCGGTCCTCGAGCAGACGCGCCCACCGTCCCTCCATCAGCGCGAGGCGATGGGACGTGTGCTCCCAGCGCATCGCCTCGTCGGGGTTGCCCGGAGCGGGCGGCGTCGGGATCTGGTTGCTCTGGAACATGGACTCCCCCTACCCGAGTCTAACCGTCTGCGGCTGGTACAGGCGCCTAGTATACAGTTCGAGGCAGTACCTGAGGCCGTCTATGCTGTGCTTATGCTCGCTTGCCTCGCGTCCGTCGAACTTCTGCAGGTCCTCAATGAGCCCGCGACAGCGCGGGTTGATCGAGAAGTCGCCGCGCAGCATCGCCGCCGAGAGTACACGGTACCCCTCGAATACGGAGCCCCTCGGCTTGTATGCCGTGTGGATGCGGAACGGCAGGCTACCCGTGGGGAGCTTGAGCGCGCGCTCCATCGATGACATGAGCATGGCGTTCGACTTGAGCGACCCGTTCCGCTTGCCATACACCTTGCGGTCGCCCACCCATCGGTCGACGTTCTCCCATCGCAGGCCGCACCGTCGCAGCATCCCTAGGATGGCTGCGGCGTCCTGGTCAGGCGTGGTCATGCCGTCGCTCACGATCTGGTCGAGCACCCAGATACGCGGGTGTCCTTCTCCGGCATCACGCACGAGCGCGGTGAGGATGGCGACCTGTGCGCCGGCTTCTGTGCCATGGTCAATGCCCACGCCGATGAGCGCCTCACCAGCGGGTGCGTCCGCGCGAACGTGCAGCACTGGGTCGAACATGCGGAACACGCGACCTTCAATCCACCCGCTGTCCCACTCTCCATGGATGCGCTGCGCGCGCTCCTGTGGGAGTACCTGACCCTCGAGCTTCTCGATGTCCTCACGCGTAAGCAGTGGACGCCCACCGATGGGCGTGGTGTTCTCTACCGTGAGCGGGAAGTGCAGGTCCTGCACGACCTGCTCCTCGACCAGCTTCTTCAGCCACCCGAGGGGGAGCCCAATTGGCGTAAGCGTGAT